TTTTATCAACTTGATATGTGTTGGATATTTATCAACATTGATATGCTTCCAAAATCTATCAACTTGATATTTGTTGGATATTTATCAACATTGATATGCTTCCAAAATCTATCAACTTGATATTTGTTGGATATTTATCAACATTGATATGTGTTGGATATTTATCAACAGTGATATGACTCCAAAATCTATCAACTTGATATTTGTTGGATATTTATCAACATTGATATGCTTCCAAAATCTATCAACTTGATATGTGTTGGACATTTATCAAGTTGATACAACTCCAATATTTCTATCAAGTTGATATGTTTTGGTATTTATCAACTTGATATGTGTTGGATATTTATCAAGTTGATAGAAGTTAGAAATCTATTCATGTGAATATGCTGCCGAAATCTATCAACTTGATATGTCTTGGATATTTACCGACAGTGATAGTGATAGGTTTTGGATATTTATCAACAGTGATAGATTAGATATTTATTTCCAGAAATATGTCTTGGATATTGATAAGTGTTGATACGATTCTTAATTAGATTATTAGATTGTCTGAACTTGATTATGACATATTTCAGCTCGTCGAGATTTCGATTGATTAGGGATTCGACGGAATGAGGATTTCTTCAGGGAAGGGAAATAAATGGGATAGATTGAGACTGAAGTTGGAGTTGGCGAGAACGAGTTTCGATTCGGATATTGGGATCTGAAGTCGATGAAGGGTAGATTCATTGGACTTTCATGAAGACAGTGAAAGAATGTTAGGAGTTGGTTGGATCAAGGGATAGATTCCCGAAGAGTTTAACAAAGGTGTTCTTTAATTCAGGATTCTGAGAGACGGCCTGATAGAGTCTGGCTTTATATCCCAACATTTTATGTTGTTCCTGTTGTTGCGAAACTTCTGTTAAAGGAGATGGGAGATTTTTATAGGCGATCTTGACTCCCATTGCGGTTAAGGTCTTAATATTTTGGACTTTGAGGACGGTTTTGAGTTCGGCTGAGGTGCCTGTGATGATAAGTTTAACGAAATGTTTAGGTGGGGGGACGTAGGTGGCGACTTGATCCCAGGGTATTGTGACGACGATTCGTTTGGTTAAATTTAAGTCGATTCGTTCCTCAACCGGTCGAGAGTTATCGAATGTCCACGAAAAGTAGGACAGAGTCTTGATCTCATGATCATTGGAAGCGTGAGAAAGGGGTGTTCCAATATATAGCAGATTATCCTGAACATAGTGGTAGTCGTGAACATGTCCACTGATAACAAATGGAAAGGACAGTGGCCACTCATCTCCTTCCGTTGATACGATGGCTCCCATTTTAGCTCCATAGAATTCTTGATGTGCAAAGACAGCCGTGATATCGTTCAAGGAGGGAGAAAAGAGTTCTTCCACTAATTGTTTATGACGATGACGATAGATTTCTTTTTCCGTCTCTGTTAGAAGGGAGGTTTTCTTGTCAATCTTCAAGTCCTGTTTAATCTTTTCGACGTCTTCCTGATATTTCGAGAGAAGAGTATCCTTCTTCTCTTTCGGAGAGAAGAGTGTGGCCAGGGCTTCAAAGAATCGTCCCGGTGGAACATAGGGAAGGAAGATGAACTTCCGATTCTTAATTGTGTCAATAAGTCCCACATCAACGATTTTTGTTGAATTCCAATATTTCAACGCATTAAAGGGATGTTCTGTTGTTAAGAAGTTAGAGTTATTCGGTCGGTCATGGTTTCCAATTAACACATAGAGAGGGGCGATTTCACTTAACTTCTTCAGAAATCGGATTGATCGCTCTAGTGGGTTGACGTGAATGAGAGCGTGACGATCAAGAATATCACCCAGGACGACGATGAAGTCAGGATTCTTTTGACGAATAAGAGGGAGAGCCTTGTCAACAAACTCATCTGTGAAGACAACATTGTCTGTTTTAAAGTGAGGATCTCCAATCGCGATACATGTCAAGGAGGACATTGTTTTTCCGATGATTTAAGTCATAACAGGAGCTGATCAATATTTAACGTCGATGGATTGGAATGACTGTGGGAGAAGAATCGACAGAAGTTCCTTTCGTTTAACGGAAGAAGGGTGAATCTTTTTGGGAAACTGAGACTCAGCTGTTTTAGGAAGTCGGTAACATTTCAAATCAAGCGAAATCCGATTGACAGAGTTTGATTTGGGAGGTTGGTTGAAACTGATAAAGAGATTAGTCGAAATCGGAAGTATGTTGTCGAGAGGGGGAATATATAGAAGAAGAGTTTGGATTCTTCAGATGGTGTAGGAGGACTTGTCTGACGACTTCCAAGTTTTCAAAAGAAAGAGAGATTCAAGAATAAAATTGAAGGAATTACATTAGCTTGATTTAGTTTCTCTGAACAAGATATTATGGTTGATAGAGAGGTGAGAGAGATACTTGAGAGATATTGTCGTGAGAACAAACCGACGATTTACGAGAGACCGGAGGAGTTTTTGCGATGTAAGGAGTTTCTTTTAAAACAGAGATATACTGGGAAACTGTATCGAGAGACGAGTTATGAACCTCTCACACAGGTAAAAGAGGGTGACATCATTGACTATACGAATCGATTTACATCATGGTCAACTGAATATGATGTTGCGGATTGTCGAGTATGTGAGAAGAGTATAATCTTAATTTTGGACGCGAAGGACATTCCCGGATACGATGTTACGAGGTTTTCCGATTACAATGAAAAAGAAGTTTTGTGTGCGCCAGGATTGAAGCTTCGAGTTGGTAAAAGAGTTGGGATAAAAGTTTATGTTGAGCAGAGTGAGACTTCAGATTGAAAGTAGGTTTCCGATGACATGACATATAACTTCTTTTTCTTTTGGAAGAAGTTATATGTTTGAGGTATGTGTTTTATTTAAATTCTTCTAAAATTTACGTCAGATTATATTATTTTTTCTAAAAGGTGGATGGAGTATTATGACCCAAGAAGAGAGAGATTGAGTGTATATGTGGAACCGGGAATGTCACGACAGGTAGACTGGAGTGATGGAAAGTTTCGACGAGGAGGTATTCTTCCATATACCGTGATTGATGGAGTACGTCTTTACTGTTTTGCACTGGATTCTTCATCGGCCGACTTGACAGATTTTGGAGGGCGTCGAGATAGAAGGGACAAGGATATTTTGGAAACTGCGTTGAGAGAGTTTTACGAGGAGAGTTTGGGAGTATTTGGGAATATTCGATATTCGGATCTTTTAAATTTGGAGGCTATCTATACGAGAGTGGATGAGGATCGATATACCATGATGTTGTTATTGCCGGTTAATGTGACGGACTTAATTGAACCGGGAGAAGAGTTTTCTCGACGGGCGGCGGAACATATAGATCATGAAAATCGAGCTCTTGTTTGGTTGACTCAGGGGCAGGTATTGAGAGTTCTCGATCTTGATCAGAAGATAATTAATAGAGAGGTGTTGTTTATCATATATCCTCCTGTTCGGATACTTCTGGAGAACTATCTGAAACACTGGCAAAAGCTGTCTTCGAAGAGGATAAGATGTCCGGCCACATGATTCTGTTGTCTTTATCCTGACAAAGGAGGCCTAGATTAATCATGATATTCAGGTCACTCCGAAGATTTCGGGAGATATAACACAACTGAGGATTATTTGACAACTCTTGGTAGAGTTCTTGATAGGAAATAGGGCCAGTTTTGGCCAAGATGGAGTTGATAACACTCAGACGAAAGACGAAACAGTCACGTTGCTTATTATAGTTTGGAAATTTTGGATAGGCACTGTCGGGGACACGGAGAATTGAACGAAGAGAGGAGGAGGAGGAGGAGGAGGCGAGTTGCATTTTTCTTTTTTTTTCTTGGATAAAAAGAAATGAATTTCTTTGCGACGGTTTTCTTTGGGGTGCTTTTAGCATTAATTGTTTTTGCGGGACTAATGGGGATACTTTTGAGAATGTTTGGTCGGAATATAATGGATAATCTTACGGCGAGTATATCATCAGGGATACGAGAGGGAGTTAAAAATGAGATGGGGGATATTCGACGTGTAGTGTTGGACGAGATAAGAAAATGGAATTAGAGTCAGTCATCTTCTCTGAAAGAAGATGAGAGAAGATGAGAGAAAATTAAGGTTGACGAGGGGGAGAAGAGGGGGGAACTCGAGGGAAACGAGAGGGAGGAGGAGGGAGTTTGGGTTTTTTGGAAGGGGGAGGTTTTTCGGAGGGGGGAGGTTTATCGGGGAGGGGACAGGACTGAAGGAGATCGGACATAGAGGTGAAGTTTGGGGAGAGAGGTGGGGAGAGAGCGGTGATTTCCTGAGAAGGAGTTCCCCAAGGGGCGAGAGTGACCATGTAGTCAAAATAGCGCTGAATATAGTCTTCTTTTTCTGTCAGACCGTCAACAGGGATACCCCATTCAGAGAAGAGGAGATCGAGTTCTTCAAGAGAGTGTTTCATGAGATCTGAGATTTGTTCGTGTTTAAGTTGACATTCTTCATTGAGGGCCCCCGAGCGTAAGAGTTGTGTAGCTTGAGGGGGAGTGATACGGGTTTGGAGAAGAACAGTTGGAGGAGGAAGTTTGGGACTGGCGAGAATTGTAACAAGATCAATGGGAGGAGGTGAAGGAGACGACATCTTTAAAAGAGAAGAGGAAATGTTTGCTTTGAAGAGATGATAATTTCACTTAAAGTTTTCTTTTTCTTTTTTCTTTTCTTTTTTTTTAAAGGTTTTTTGTTGGAAGGGAGAGACAGGTGAGTCGGAAGGAGAGGTGAATACAGATGAGGCGTTCAGCTGACAGAATGTGAGAGAGGGGAATATCGTTAATGACGAGGGGAGTTCGGTGGATGAGTTTGGAACCGATCCATAGACAGGAGGCGATTTTTGTTGTATCATTAATCTGAGAAAGAGAGAGAAGACGACTGTAGAGATCAATGGCATAGTCAATGAGAACACGAGAGGAGGTGTATCGGGAACAGGTTTGTTGTAAACGTGTATAAGTATCATCGTCAAGTTTGGAAGAAGGAGTGCTTATAATGGTGTAAGAAGATGTACCGAGTTCCTTTAAAGGGGAAAAGAAGGGGTGTTTAAGGAGATTGAGAGCGGGAGTGCGTTCCTTGGGATCGATTCGAAGAAGAGAGAGGAGGACGGAGTTGAAGAGCTGGTAGTCGTTGTGGGACCAGAGAGGAGAGAGTTTCCAGGGAACAAAGTCAATAGTTGGGCGATCGATATTGGGAAAGTTTTGTTGAAGAGGTCCATTGGTAGCCCAGTCAAGAAGAAGATTAATCATTCGAGAACGGATTTGAAGATTATCTTTTCCCTGAGAGGGGAAGAGGGGTTCTCCATAGGCGATTTCATAGAGGGTGCAACCGAGAGACCAGAGGTCAACGGAGGTGTCCCAGATTTGATGAAGAAGGACCTCGAGAGGTCGATGAGTGTGAGTACATACGGTGTAACGGCGGTCAATTTGGGGCCACATTTTGGTGGAGAGAGTGAAGTCGGAGAGTCTAACATTTCCATCGGGAAAGAGAAGGACGTTTGAGGCTTTAATATCACCATGAATAATATGATGTCGATGGAGACAGGCAACGGCTTGAAGAAGATCATAGGCCCAGCGCTGAAGCTGAACAAGAGATGGAGGAGTGCCGCCTTTATCTCGACGTGTCCAGTGAGACAGATCGGAGAGAGCAAGTTCGGAGACGATGTAAAGTGTTTTGGGAGTGGCATGAATACGGACAGCTCGATGAAGATTGGGATGATGAATGGCTGACATGATTGACGCCTCCATCAGACATGAGATGCCGGTATGATCTGTTGAAATACACTTGATGGCCATCACTGTACCATATTCATCATAACATTTGTAAACTCGACCATAGGTTCCTTTACCGAGGGGTTCCTGTTCCAAGATTGTGATCTTAAATCCAAGTTTCTTTTTAAGGAAGTCTTTGTCAGAAGGGGAGGTATTTTCATTTGACGGAAACGACCCCGTTGAAGGTGTTGGTACAGGAACACAGTCGTTACTACTTCCGCAAGATTTAAAAGAGGTTCCGATAAAGGAAGAGACATCTTTATCTTTTAAAGACATCTTTAGTATCAGACGACGATTCGTTTTAAAGGTATAGAATCAAATTCAAAATCATTCCGCCAAGAAAGATGTTACCCCAACAATTTTTGACGGAGAGTGAATTTCGTCAAGTTATATTATCAGTCTATGTGATTTTTTACTCTTTTCTCTATTCTATGATTCTCTATCATACGTTTGGGTCGGAATTGTCAGACTTTCCATGATCGGAGATTTTCATGAGTTATTTTTTTTTTCTCTTGGTTAGGCGGAGACGTTATCTGATAGTATTTATTGAGAAAGTTCCAATTAATTCTGGAAAAATCCAGATAATTCGGGAGTCCCGTTGAAGGTGGAAAGAGATCGTTCGGAAAAGGAGAAGATGACGGATCTTTCAAGAGCGAAATCAGGGACGTATCAAGACGAATATTCTTATTTCCATGAACGAGTTGACAGTCTGGATTAAACTTTCTGGCAAAGAGACATTTACTTTGAATAAGATATCGGAGTTCGTCGAGAGAGATACTGGAGTAGGTATGAGGTTCCTTTATTTGATCTTTTGATGATTTAAAGGGGTAATTTTGAGGTTCAGACTTCCACAGAGTGAAAGTTGTCGTGTCTGTTGCTTCGGCCATGGAAATGAGTTTAAGATTAGAGATTTCTCCCAGATGAGAAAGAAAGGTGATATAACAGTGCTCATCGGGAGCAAAAACATCTTTAAACCAGGAGAGATATTCCAGACGAGTTGTTAAAATGGTCGCATGATGACGATTAAGAATACACCATTGAGATTGTTTCTTAAAGTGTTTTCGATGAATAAAGGGGCGAACAGTTTCGCAACGTCCGATCGCGCTATCTTGTATCACAAAGAGGTTGATGTAGCTCAGGTTATCTCGTGTTAAGAGGGAGTAAATGGTGTCAAACGATTTAACAGGAATACAAGCTCCGGACAGAAGAATCATCTTCATATTGAGAGGATCTCGGAGAGCCGAGGAAAGGAGAAGATTTTGAGCTTTGACCAGTGAAATATGGGCATAAGAGGTTTCAACGTGTTCCGGGATAACAAATCTCTGAAAGAAGGGAGACAATTTAACATCTTTTAAAGATTTGGGATGAATTGCAATGGTATATTTGTTCGGGTCTGCAGAATTAAAAAAATCAAGCCAGGCCTTCTCCAAATTAATACGGTCATAGATAAGGAAAAGGAAGGCGATTTTTACCATTTTCCTTTCCTATTTTACTATTTCGAATAAAATGTTTTAATGAAGAGTTGTTTTTTTCTGTTTTCTCATCAAGAGACGGCGAAAGGAGAGAAGAATCGTAGAGTTCTTCTCTCTTCGAACTTTTTTTTTTTCTTTTATATAAATAAAGAGAGAGAGATATATTGATTCTCTAAAAATATAACTCCTCTTATAAAGAGAGAGAGTTATATTTTTTTTGAAGAATGGGTATACCGTTCTTTCTGTATGTTTTGAGTAAGAGATATCCGCGGATTCTTTTAAATCGGTGCCCGAAGTATGTTTCAAGTCTCAACTTTGATCTTAACAGTTTGATTCACCGGTGTGCTCAAATAACATGGTCATATGGTGATTATAAGAATGAGGCGAGATCGAGATATGTTGCTAAAACGAGCTTTGAGGTGCTTGAGAGAGAGTTTTATCAGCTTTTAGTTTCGGAAATTATGCAGATAATTACGGAAGTTCAGCCGAGAGAGGTTCTAACACTTGCCGTTGATGGAGTGGCTCCCATGGCTAAAATTCAACAACAAAGACAGAGACGATACCGGACGGCGAAGGAGAGAGAAGATGATGCGAAAGCTGAGGCACTAAAGAGAGAGGAAGAGAAGAAACGAGAAGAGAAGAAAAAGAAAGAAGAGAAAAGAAAAGAAGAGCGAAGAAAGAGACTCGAACAAAAAAAGAAAGAAAAAGAGAAAACAGAAGAAACTCCAACTCCGACCCCAACTCCAACTCCGACCCCAACTCCAACTCCGACCGAAGAAAAGAGTGAAACGAAATCGGAGGAAACGAAATCGGAGGAGAAGAAATCAGAGGAAACGAAAGCGGATGGAGTTCAAACGGAGAAAACAGAAGAGAAGAAAACAGAAGAGAAGAAAACAGAAGAGAAGAGAACAGAAGAGGAGAAGAAAGAGGAGGAGAAGGAGGAGGAGATATCGGAGATTTCTCCTTTTGATAGTGCGGCGATTACACCGGGGACAGATTTCATGAGACGTCTTGATGCATTTCTTCGGGACTGGTTGGGGAGCCACCGAGACTTTAAACTTCCGCAAGCGAACGTATTTTTGCTTCCGCCGAAGATTATTTATAGTAGTCATCTTGTCCCGGGTGAAGGAGAACATAAGATTCTTGATCTCATGAGATCTGGAGATATTTCAGGGGAGGGAGCCCATATTTTATATGGGCTTGATGCTGATCTTGTTATGTTGTCTCTTGTTGCTCCCGTGGATCGGATATATCTTCTGAGGAAAGATGTTGATAACATTATTAGTATTGATATTCTCAAGGAGTATCTGTATAGGGATCTTCCGTTGCCGAAGGGTGTACCTCTACAGACGGCTCTTCATGATTTTGTTTTTATGATGTATCTTGTTGGAAATGACTTTCTTCCGGCGACGCCATCTTTCTACGATATGACACTGGCCATTGAGACAATGTTGAATGTGTATCGGACTCTTAAACAGCCTCTAACAAATGGGGCGTCATTAAATGGTCCTGCTATTGCTGCCTTTATCGAGAGTCTTTCAAAACAGGAGGTCCAACTTCTGACTCAATTATCAGGTCAGGAGACGAAGTATCCCTCTCGTATGTTTGCATTTGCCACGATAAAAATTTTATCAACTCCGAGTCCCCTTAATCCAATGGAGACATACTTCTATCTTCGTAGCACGACGACACGCTTTGACTTTGACCGTTTTCGTGGGATCTGGTATCAAAATGCTCTGGGGCCAAAGTATGTTCCGTCTAATCTTGTTTCTTATAATCCCTATCCGGTCACGATTGAGCGGGTTCGACAGATGGTGGAATCGTATTTGACTGGACTTGCCTGGACGTATTCCTATTATGTTCAGGGACTTGGATCGGTTTCAAGTTACTACTATTATGAGTATCACTATGCACCTCTTCTTGTTGATCTTGCGGCCATTGCCAGAACGTGGAAGTTTGAGTTTCCGTCTCGACCGGAGGATGAACTTGAAGTTAACCCGGTTCATCAGTTACTGGCGGTTCTACCGCCACAGTCTCACAACTTACTTCCGGAGGAGGTTAGTATTCTTGTTGGGTCATACAGTCCCATTCTTGATTTGTTTCCGCGATCTTTTGAGATTGAGCTTGACGGAAGAAATTATCGACATCAAGGTGTGGCAATCATTCCAATGGCAGATATTAACCGAATTATCGATGCGGTAAATCGTCTGACACAGTGGGATCCGGAACGGGCGTCTCTTTTCTCGACCGATTTCAATCTTATTATTACTCGAACGAGTGATCAGATTTTACTTACCCAGGACCAAGCTGATAACCTCTTTGTGCGGCGTCAACAGCAGATGTGTTCCCGTCGTCCGGCGTGTTCGCGAAATCGCCAGTTCCGACCCGCCGTTACCGTTCCGCCTCTTCCACCATCATTTCATCATCCTGAACGAGAACCTCTTCCTCGTCCAGAATCGGACCAAGCTCGATTCTATTATCGACCGGGGTTGCGTCCCCAGGGTCAGCCTTCATGGCCAGGCATGGTTTCCTACAACCAAGGAGTCGTTCCAGGAGAGAGAGCCCCAACTCAAGAAGTGCATGCCGTTCCTCCATATCCTCGGAATCAACAACGAGCGACACAGTGGAAGCCTCCTCCTCGACCTGTTAATGAACAGTCACGTCAGGAAGCCTGGCGTTCAAAGAAGCTTCTGATATAAACATTAACCAGAGTTAAAAAAAAACGCGACATCCTTCGATAAAATTGATTTCCAATTTATGTCTTTTCTCTTTTTTGAACAAAAAGAGAAGATGAAACGTGTTGAGAAATTAACGCTAGATGAACTTGAGGAACTTGCCCAGATCGTTCAGACAGAACTTCATCGGCGACGAATCATGCTTAAGCGAGAGCGAGCTCGGAAGAAGTGTAAGCCATCTTCCTTCCGACGAGGTTCAGAGTTAGACAGTTATCCTGAATATGTGACTATCATCTAACCACAATCGGTGATTAAATGATAAGAGATCGAAGGTCTTTAGTTCTTACACTTTTTCTTTTTCTGAAGTTCGTTCAAGATGGCTTGAAGGAGCGCATTATTCCGTTTGGATAGTCTTCCTTAAGGAACTTCTTGAGAAGAAGATAGTTCTTTCGAGGATAGTTCGTTTTCTTTTTCTTTTTGTCGGAACAGGAGGAGTGTCTCATGAGTTTTTAACAGATCAAAGATTTTTTTATATTTTTTGTCTCCGATACAAGACAAAAAATAAGCACATCTTAACACTTTGGGGCCGAACGAACGTCTGATACTTTCATCAAAGATTCACATATCGGGAGAAGTCGTTTCAGTTCGGTGTCATCACTTTCTCCAAGATAACTCTTTATGGGGATAGCATTATTATAGTTTTGAGAGTATGTCGACGGTGTATCATCAAGAATTAATGTGTTACACTTGTTATACCCCCACGACTTGTGACGCCAAACCTTCCGCAAGTCCTTTCGAATCAAAAATTTCCTCTCGGAGGGTTTCTGTTGCCGAGAGAAAGAAACTGGCATCAGATCACATTGAGAAAATGTCCAAATGAACTTGAGAGGAATATCATTTGGCCATATGCGGTGAATGACGGCAAAAGCATAGGTTGGATCGGAGGCTGTCCAAATAGCCAGTTCATAGCCGAAGGAGGAGAGAGATCGTAAAAATTCGTCAAGATAGGGCCGCCGACGTAACCAGAAAAGACGTCCTCGAATGGTAAAACTATCTTCATTCTTTTCCGGACAACTTGAATACGGATTTGTCGGTTCCTCCGGACTTAAATCAAATATAAGATTGGGAACTTCCAGACAATGAAGAAGAGTTCCGTCGAGATCGAGAATTAGTAGCTTCTTGTCCATTCAAGTTTAAGAGAATTTCCGATTTTTTTAATCAATTCTTCGACTTCTACGGAGAAAGAAAGATTCTCGATTTATTTAAAGTTCTGACGTCAGGAGCAGCCATAACCTCAGGTCGTTGAAACCAGTTTCTCAGACTGATCAGAGCGGTATCATTTTCTCGGAGACTCTCAAGAGTCAGTCGAGGAGAGTATTCCGGAATAAGAATGCCATTGTACGGGTTAACCTTTTCAAATGTTGACCGACGATCATCAACAACAAAGGTGTTGGAAAGAGACATATACGACTGAAGATGAGGCTCAGATTCGATCATCTTCAAAAGAGGTTTTGAAATCGGGAAATCCCGTGAGTGGATGTTTTCACAGTCATAGAACGAGTAAATGAGGTGGGGTCTCTTAATGTCTTGAAAGATATAATCGCAGATTGCCTCAACATATTGTTTTTGTCCGGCGGACCAAATGGCTACGACTCGAAAGTAGGAAAAACAGAACGTTAAAAACTCAGTCAAATGAGGCCGTGTAATTCCCCAGACTTCCCATTGTTCTCCCTCGCCCTTTCTTCCCCCGACATCTTCAAGAAAGAAATGATATGTCCTTTGTCGAATGTCCAGAAGATGAGGATTTCGAAACAAGTTGAGACTTCGAATCTTTGGAATATCCTCTTCATCCCAAGTGTGAACAAGTGTTTCATCGAGATCAAGAACTATACATTTATTTGTCAATGATGTCTTCGGAAGACAATCCAGAGACGTACAATAAAGCATGTCACTCTTTTTTCCTTTTAATTAAAAACTTCTTTTTCTTTTTGCTTCTCAAATCACTTTCTCCTTCTCTGTTCTTCTCCTTCGATCTCTTTTAAATTATCTTAAAAATGATAGAAAAAGACTTCTCTCGAAAAAAAAAGAAGAGAATTCGAAGAGTAGAAGAGAATGAATTCTTCTCTTTTGTTAGTCTCTCTTCCAAATGAGATTATTTGGAAGATTTTAACCTTTCTTCCTCAAATTGAGGATCAACTTGCTCTTGCCTCGACGTGTCGTCTTTTCTGGAATAACGTGTTTAAGTTAGCGAGTCGACTCATTTTAACGTCAACGTGTTATTCTCCAAGACTTCTATCCGGATATTCTCATTTGTCCTTTCTGTCGCAGCGTTACGTTATTCCGGAGGACCAACAGAAGAAATCGTTAAAATGGGATATTTTTGTCACGAGTTGGATGACAAATCAACCTCTACGGGAACTTGATTTTCAAGTGAGGGATCTGCCTCGTCGGTGTCGTCAAACTCTTCTGTCGAGACCGACACTCCGGCGACTTCTCCAGCCCATCGACGCCGACGACCTTTCTTTCGTTTGCGATAAAATTGAGGAACTTCATCTGATAGTAAATTCCTCCGTCTTTCTGTCTCATCTGACATCTCTTCAACATTTAACATTAAGTCTCTCTTCAACCAAGTCTTTCGTGAAAAGAGAACATCTTCCTCCGAATCTTAAGACACTTCATCTGAACGTGTACTTTAAACATACTCTTTCCGTTCTGTCGGGAATGGAGTCTTTAAAGAATCTGGAAATTACGGTATCTCTGTCTCGAAACTTTGTATCGAATTTGGAGATGTTTAGTTCCTGGGTTTGTTTGAGACATCTCATCATCCGATGTGGAAAAGTCGATTTCAACTTTGTTCGACCTCTTCTCGATAAAAGAAGCTCTGTTCAGATAACATATTGGGATGGGCAACGACGTAAACAGACGAAGAAGGTGACGGAATTTTCGCCTATTTAGATGGAACGGGATCGACCTCTTAAACGTGACCGGTCTCCGGCCTCCGATGGAATGGGAATACTTTGAGGATAATAGGGGCCGATCTGGAAAATTAAGAGATTTAACGTGAAAAATCTGACTTTAAAGGTTCCGGAGCCGTAAAAACAGAACGAAACTCGATCATGTTGGAAAAGAGAGTCAAAGGTTCGAATATTAACCTGGTTAATCCCAGGTTGAAGATGATAGATGGTATCATGAAGTGGAAAAAGCGTTGAAAGATTTATACTTGATTCATTGTTAGAGTTTTTCGTCGAAAGTTGAGAAACATCAGCCGGTTCCAGTTTTGGACTTTTCCCTTGTCGAAGAACTGCTAGCATCAAGGAAATCGAAGCAGGAGTATTATTTTCCGTTGAGATTTCGAGAAGAGCCTGAAGAGATAAATCGTAACATCCCTGTTCGAGGAAGAAGTCCTTCTTCCTCGAGTACATCGGATATAATTCAATATTTGGATGAATGATGTCCTTGTTTTTACCAGTTGAGGTATATGTTAACCATCTTTTTCCATCATCCAAGAGAGTCAAACGTTCGAATGTTGTCCTTGACTCTTCTTTAACTCCCTGTACCTCTTTTTTCTTCGGAAATTCCTCGTTCGTCTTTATCTTATCGTTAACCGGGGCCGGATTTGGAATGGAGTCTATCTCCATTCTTTTTCCGGGAGAGTTTGGGCCCGTTCTTCCAATGAATGTATTCGAGGTTTCTCTTTTTCTTGAGGAATCGGGAAGCGGGAACGATGAAGAAGTAACGGTGGGAAGTGTCTGAAGAGTTTGAAGAGGATCCTTATTTGCCGGAGGTTTATAATAAGATGCCAGTTTATCCTTTTTATCTCTTTTTTCGTGTTTATCTCTTTTCGCGGAGATAGGAGAGTTATCGTTGGAGGTATGTTTGGAGTTGTATTTTAAGGAGGTATCTTTTCTCTGAGATTTGGATTTAGGATTGGAAGGATGGGATTCCTTATGTTTGGATTTTGACCTGGGGAGAGTCTTTTTAGATTTTGGCGATGTTTGATCGACGAGACGGGGTTTCGATTTCGTCGGAGAGAGGGGAGAAGTTTTCCTTTTTCGGCGGGAAGAGAGAGAGTCAAGATAAAGAGTGGTGGAGGAACTGAGACTTGTCGAAATATCTTTTTCTTCCGAAATTCTGAGAGAGATTGAATCGGTCTTTTTACGAGGACTTCTTGAAAGGTGACGGAGATGAGAATACATCTTTTGGAAAGAACTTTGTCTTTTTAATGAACTTTTACGATTAAACGAATTAAACGAATTAAACGAATTAAACGAATTAAACGAATTAAAGATACACAATTCGTTTAATTCATAAAGTTAGGGGGAGAGGACGGAATTGGATTAAAGAAGAAGCGGGGAAAAAAATATAAAACTTTTTAAATGAATAAAATAAGATAGGGTGAAGATGACATCGAACGCCCAAAGAAGTGTGAGTAAGAAAGAAGACCCCCAACCCAAAATACCAAAGATAATCATGCAAACATGGAAGAACAAAGATATCCCGGAAAAATGGAAGAGGAGTCCCAAATCGATTCGTTGCTGGATGCCGACATGGAAATATGTTCTGATGACCGATGAGGACAACCGCAAATTTGTCGAGAGATATTTTCCCGACTTTCTTCCCTATTATGATGCATTTCCCTATGCGATTCAACGAGCGGATGCCATTCGTTATTGTTTTTTAGCGATACATGGAGGTATTTATATGGATCTTGATATGGAACTGCTCAAACCTCTTGATGAACTGTTTGAGAATGATAATGAGCTCTATCTTGTTGAAAGTGGAAACATTGGAGGATATATTACAAATTCCTTTATGGCGTCGAAACCTGGATGTCGTATTTGGTATGAGATGATCGAGGAGATGAAGAAACCTCTTCCGAAATGGGCCATTGGAAAACATATTCAAGTGATGAATTCCACTGGACCGATTGCTTTAAATCGCGTGGTTAAACGTAGTAATATTGTTTATGGGGCTCTTCCACGAAGTTATATCTCTCCCTGTAGTGTTTGTGACAGTGTTTGTAATCGTCCGGGAGCGTATATTCGACCCTTGGAAGGATCAAGTTGGACATCCTGGGATACACAAGTCTATAACTTCTTTCTGTGTAAGTGGAGAATATTATTAATCATTCTTGGAATTGTGTTAATTGTCTGGATTCTCTCTCGAGGAAAGGAGAGAGAATAGCGAAAAATATATATAAATAAAAAAATGAAGAGAAAGATTTAATTCTTTCAAGAAGATTGAAGTTTAACTGATTATGGTTCGTATATATATTCGACATGCCGAAAAAGAATATGAAAAAGGGGAGGGATTTTCATTTAAACATGATCCTCCCATAACTCAAGATGGTGTTGTTCAATCGCGTAAGATGGCCCGACTTCTTGTTGAGAAGTTTGGGCCACCATGTATTATTGTGTGTTCACCTTATCGGAGGACACGAGAGACAGCGTGTGTGATGGCGTCTGTATTGAAAGAACCGGTCAAGATAAAATGTGATATTAATCTGTCGGAATATCTTGGAAACCATAAAGACGAAGCTCCAGATATTACTCCAGAGACAAAGGTCTTCAAGTTGCCTCCACATCCGGAGAGGTGGTATCAGTTTAAACAGAGGTTACAACATCATAATGATATGGTGAAAGATTTTGATTCGTCATCGATGGTTGTGTGGTTTATATGTCATGGAGTTGTTATTTCTCAGATGACGAAACTCTTTACCAATACTCATATTCGGAGTGTGGCTCCTTTGGGATGTGTCGAGTTCTTAAAGACAGACCGTGGAATTGAGGCCAAACTGATTTCATTCTCCTCAAACGAGGAGAACTCGGTATCAACATGTCTTGATAACCAAACAAAACAAACAAAACAAAGAAAACAAAAAGATTGTCTTTCCAGAAAAACAGAACAAGAGAAGCCGAAGTCTTCCTATAAGATGTCGTCAGAGAATTTTCTTCCGTCCATTTCATCTTCAAGTTGAGCGAACGAATATCTCAAAGATAGATGATTTTTTCATCTATCTTTTTCAAAGGGAAAAGGAAAGAAAGAGGAAAGTCATGGAAGGTGCCCTTAAAATAGTTACTCAATGGTTACCCTCGTGGACTGACTCAAAGCGGAATCGAGTTTCTCAATCTTTTTCGTCTCTGTTGCTCGAATTTCGCACCTCCTTTGAAGAGATTGTTCGAAAGGATCCCGTCACGAGAAGTATAACCGATCCTTATATTATTTTGAGTGGAGCTCTTTGTTTTTATGCAGGGTTACTTTTAGCCATTATTAAGAATTCACCTCTATTACTGAAGGATCGGTGTCGAGTCCTCTTTTCGTTTACCTCTCTTTATATGTTGGTTGATCATTATCTGGATGATCCATCAATTCTCTCCAAAGATAAAGAGGAATTTGTTTCTCAGATGTCTCAGGCACTTCGTAATCCCTTTGCCACCTCAGAGAACTCATTTGTTGAAAATGTTCTCACACATATTCGCATCATCTTACAGATCAGTCCTGCGTCTTATGTTCCTCTCATGTCTCTTTTCTATCTTGAAATTTTCACCACCTCTCTTCAAACGACCTCTCTGAATGAAAAGAAGAGTCGAGATGAGTACTTATTTCTGTGTCTTGATAAAGGTGGAAAGACGGTGTCTGTTATTGAGACTCTTCTTCATCTTCCTATTTCCGATGACGGGTATAATCTTGGGGCTTGTTTCCAACTTGTCGATGATCTCTATGACTGTCGGAGAGACCTTCAAGATAACCTTCTAACCGTCGCCACCTTTGACTATCATACTCTGGGTCATCTGGATAATCTTCTCTTCTTCACGATTAAACATATTGACAATCTTCCCAAGGATTTTCTCATCTTTAAGATTCTTCTTCTTCTCATGGTCATGAGTTGTGTTGGAACTCAAGATGTATTTAGTTCTTCAGTTAAACACGCCTTCTCTGCCTACTGTCCTGTAAAGTCTGATTTTAAGGTCTGTGGTCTTCAGGGAAATTGAGCTGGAATTCTATTTCGTGTTGTTTCGTGTTGTTTCGTGTTGATAGGAATAAGATCATATCAACACGCATTAATATAAAAATCGTATCAACAGGAATACATATCCATGTTGATACGATTTTTGGAGAAATAGGGATGAGAGTGGTATTTCTCGAGATAAATATTTCGAGAGAGAAGAGAATTAGAGAAGAGAGATTGAGGAGATTTGATTGTAGATATCAAAGGTGAGATAGATGTGTTTTTGACCTCGCTGGGGTAGTTGAGAAAAGATGACGATCTTTCGATCGAATGGAAGATCCGGTTGAGAGAGGGATGAAAGAAAACTTTCGAGAGTTGGATATTGAGAACAGAGAGACCAAAGTTGTCTTGGAGTTCCAAGAAGAAGATATCCATCTGACCAGGAGATTGTTCCTGCATAGGTTGATTTCTGATGAGAGTGCTGCTCGATGACGTCCTGCTCTTCTGACAAGAGAAGAGGGGGGAGCGAAATGTCAGAGAGACAGGAGGAGAGATCGGGATGAGAGTTTCGTTGGAGTGACATCTGTTTGTTAGAAGAAGAAGAAAACTTTAAGGAAGGAAGATTGATTGGAAAAATTAATCTTTTGGAAAATGAAAGAGAAAGATGTATACGGCTTTTGGAGAGAGATCTCGAAGATCTCAACCGAGACCTCCACGGACACCACGACGAACTCCCAAGGTTTATGTTCCAAAGAGAGTGAAAAGTCAGACGGAAAAGGTTCTTGTGGAACTGTCGAAGGCACTTGATTTCTTTTCAGATGAGATTAGTCTTGAGCTTCGCAACCAATTTCGATATGAGTTTTCGGGAATGGAACAGATTCGATATATGAATATGCCGATGTTAGCTGTGACTCTCGTCTATCTTCTGAACATTGGAGACGTTCCGATAACCAAGGAAAACTTCGATAACGAGAGACTGATTAAACTTCTTGAGAAAGTTATTATCAACGTCAATCTGAGAGATCCGGAGGCAAAAGATATTCTTATTAAGGCGAAGGCGACGGTTTATCGATATGCGAGAGCTGTTTCAGACTTTCGGAAAAGTCAAGTCATGATCGAGTGAACTTTTGAACGAGAGAAATTTAATTTATGGGAGAAAGAAAAGAATGGATTTAATTGCTGCATTTAAACGACGATACTCACTTGAGGCTCGTCGATCAATCGTGAACCAGGTTATTAAGAAATATCCGGACCGAGTTCCCATAATTGTGATGAAGGGAGACAAGCGTCTTCCTGAATTACCTCGACCGAAATATATTGTTCCTCGTGACATAACTTTAAGTAAGTTTATCTATGAGATACGGAAGAATATGTATCTTCGTCCCGAACAGGCCATCTTTCTATTTGTAAATAATATGTTACCGCCATGTAATATGATGATGGGTGAGATCTATGATCGATGGAAAGATGAGGATGGCCTCTTATATATAATATATAGTAGTGAAAACACCTTTGGCGTTTCGAGATAATATAAGAAGAGAAAGAACATTCTTCCTCTTCTTATATTATGTTCAACAGTTACACGTTAAGACGATAGCCAAGTCGCTGAAAGATTTCCAGAGAGTGTTGGGCTTCTCGAAGAACATGAGCAGTTAAGAGATGAGGAATATTCGAGAGAAGAGTTTTGGAAGAGATACGTTCTTCAAGTTCAGCGACGATATTTCGATATTCAAGTTGGAAGTCGATCCCTTCCTTTCGAAGAGGATTCCGTTCATCGGACAGATCTTGAGAAAGTTTCTGAGTACGAGCGATATAATCTCGAAGAAGTGAAGAGATTATTTCTTCCGAGGGATCGATTAGCTTTTCTAAAGCGGCAGTCTCGGTCTCATCGTGAAAGAGCCAGAAAAGAAGCTCATCCCGGACATTGTAACCAGCGCCGGTAATCTTACTCCAAAAGTACTCCAGTTCCGACAGCATATGCTTGACCATGGAATATGAGATCCATCCAATCCAGATTCCAGAAGAGAGATACTTGAGAAGCCGCTCCTTATAATCTCGTGAGGAGAGGATCAGATTCTTGACTTTCTCAAGAGTCCATGAGCCGGAGATGAGATTTCTCCACTGATTATAGTAGAAGATGGCCTCTTGACGAAGATCCATATTATTAACTTTGGGAAGATTCGCTTGAATAATACCTTCGGGAACTGTAAGAAGATAGAGAAGATAGAAGTGCTCGGCCACTTGAAGACCCCAGAAAGAGACCTCTTCTTCAAGTGTAAATAGCTTCTGGTTGGAATAGGACATCGATTTAATTTTAAGTCAGAGATATTTTTCCCACGGAAAAATCTTTTCAAGAAGGTTCTGTTCTCTTCTTAAAGAAAAATCTCAATCTCCATCGTGTTTCAGAATACGATACGATCGAAAACGAAAAAAAAACTCTTTCTCTTCTCTTAACAGGCCGAATTCGAAAACTGGATTTCACATGTTAAGAGGAGAGGATGACAGAGATGTTATGAGAAAGAAAGGTGTCAGAAGTTCTTGTTAAGGGAACAGGAGATCCGACAAGGAGAGAGAGGTAGGGAACCTATCGAGGTCCTTTTCTTCCAGAAGAAGAGGAAGAGGGAAAATCGAGGGTCGAAGAGAGGAGGGAGATGAAAGGAAAGAATTCTCATCAATGAATTTGATTCGAGATTTAAAATGAAAATTTCGAAAGTCTTAAAAGATGGACGCGAGACTCCTTGATCTACTGCGGAATACAAGAGTTGATGGATCTAACGAGCGTAGTGCCTTCCACTTTTCTCAGGGGCGGGGTTTAATGAATTCGGATAATAAGTTTGGGATTGGCGGAGACTCGAGACCGTATACTCATCTTTCGATGTATGGCCCGCATGAGAGGTGGAACATTGCTCAAAACAAACTGGCGGAGTTTTGGAGAGGATACTGTGATATTGTTTATCAGGGGAATGGAAACTACAGTCTTGCTGAGCGTCCACAGGAGCATATGCCGGTTATTTATGAGTGTAAACTGCAATTTGACGGTCTGAATCCGGAAACATCCATTTTATATGATGAGGACTTTCTTATTGCGATGGTCTATTGTGCACAGCAGATCATTCTCGAGTCGCTTCAAGTGAGTGATCAATATGGAGAGCTCATTTGTATTGTTCTTGAGGCGGAGAGACACTGGGTGGAAGAGAATCTTTTGACGACACAGTTTCGACTTCAATTTCCCTATTGTAAGACGGATGTTCCGACTCAGTTGAGGATTTTGAGACCTCGGTTCATTCAGAGATTGAGAACACTGAATGTGTTTTCAAGACTTCCATGTCAACCGACAAAGGACTGGGAACAGATCATTGATCCGATTAATCTTCAACAACCCATTCTCATGTATAAGAGTACAAGTCAACCGGACCGACCTAAACTTGTTCTGAACTATATTTTTGGGCCGATTGCACATGAACAGTATGAGTCGGGAGAATATGAGCATCTCGAACTTGAGGATGTCTTTCGACCAACGAATCATCTTCACTTTCAACAGGATCTTATTTCTCCGGCCATCTTCAACGATCAGGAGGATATTCATTATTGGATTCCCTTCTTTACATCGGTTAACTATTGGACAAAGGTTACTCTGCCCAAGCCGGATCTTCTCTCGACCAGTGCCAGTACTCTGCCCAGTCCGGCTTCAACGACGTCAAGTTTCAAGTTTGGATTTCATGGAACGGAGGAGGATCCCATTGACATTGCCGAACGTCTTCTTCCGATGTTGAGTCGGGAACGAGTTGAGAGAGATCACTACTGGCTCGATGTTGGAAAGGCTCTCTATACATCAGATAAAGGTGGTATCCGAGGGTTAAACCTCTGGATCGGGTTTACCGAACAGGCCAACATCCATACTCGAAAGGAGTGTGAAGATCTCTACCCCAACTTTCGAGATAACAATTATATAACGATTAAGACTCTTGCCTGGTATGCAAAGGAAGACTCTCCGGAGGCTTATAACGCCTGGCATAAGGCCTGGTGTCTCCCGGCGATGGAAAACGCTCTGTCACTTCTTCATGAAGATGTTGCTGCCGCGGTCTATCGCGTCTACTGGCTCGACTATATCGCCGCCTCAATGGATCAGAAACAATGGTACGTGTTTCGAGGACACCGCTGGGTCAAACTTGATCAAGGAGTTGAACTTCGTAAGGAGTTGAGTGGAGCCTTTCTTCAGCGATATGTGGAGATTCGAACAACAATGAGTCAACGCGTCCAAGAGTCGGCGGATGATAAAGATCGAGACTTTGGAAACGTCCTCATTAAGAAAGTTTGTGAACTCATCAAGAAACTCAAAACCGTCACCTTTAAGACCAACATTATGAGAGCTGTCATGGAGTACTTCCATGATGAAAACTTCCTTCGAATCATCGACACAAATCCAGATCTTCTCGGAATGCTTGACTGTGTCATCGACGTGTCGGGAAAACAGGCCATTGCTCGTCCAGGTAAACCTGAAGACTATATTTCTCTCTGTACCGGATTACCATATCTTCGACATTTAACATGGGAAGCTCCTCTCGTTAAGAAGCTAATGACCTGGATGCGACAAATCTTTGTTGATGATGATCTTCGTCACTATTTTCTTAAGATGAGTGCATCCTGTCTCAAGGGTAAAAACGCCGACAAGATTTTTCCCATTTGGACAGGAGAAGGTGACAACTCCAAGTCCATGTTGGTTAAACTTTTTGAGGCGTGCTTCGGTGTCTACTGCATCAAGTTTCCCACATCAACTCTCACTGGAAAACGATCTCAATCCTCGGCCCCAACTCCAGAAATGGCGCGCTCCAAATCAACACGTGTCGCCTTTCTCCAAGAACCTGACGATGATGAAGTCATTCGTGGAGGCCTTCTTAAAGAATTGACAGGTGGAGACTCCTTCTTCGCTCGATACCTCCACGATAATGGCGGAGAGGTTCAGGCAATGTTTAAACTCATTCTGATGTGTAACAAGGTCCCATCCATTCCAACCGGAGGCAAGGCCGTCAAAAACCGAACTCGTATCATTCCATTTCTGTCAACCTGGGTTGTTAATCCTCCACCCACGGAAGAAGAACAATATAGTCGGCGACTCTTTAAAATGGATCCGTTCTTTGATCGTCAGATTCCCGATCTGGCAAAAGCATTTATGTGGGTTCTGGTTGAATATTATCCAAAATATATTTCGGAAGGACTTCAGGAACCCGCCATCATCGCTCAAGCAACGGAAAACTACTGGCAAGATAATGACATCTACCAACAGTTTATCACAGAATACATCGTCCGCGCGACACGTCCCAATCCAGAAACCGGAGAACTTGAACCTGATACGAACGCAACTCTCACTCACGGTGATGTCTATCGTGAATTTAAGAACTGGTTTCGAGAGTCATTCCCAGGAGCCAAGTGTCCCGACAGTCCCACGGTCAAACTGGAACTCGTGGCTCGACTGGGCAAACAACAAAATCGTCGATGGACAGGTATACGTCTGGCTCAACGAGATAATGGAATCAATCTGGCCTTCATCTAAATCATCTCGATATCCTTTTATACTTTTCCCAAAAGTATAAAAGTATGTAAGTTCCCCATCGTTCGATTCTTATCCAATGGTGGAGGAGGCAGGGGTTGGGGTTGGACTGGGAGTTGTAATGGTTTCAACGAGACAGAGATTGATTACAATGTCAAATATAGTACATGTATCATCAGAATCAGAACTATTTGATGAGACTACGGCAATACCAAATTTAACAGGTCCATTCGGAAGAACTTCATAGAAATTATTACCATCTACGACAATCTTGATGTCAGTTGCTGGATTCAATGTCTCGATGAATAAATTACGAATAGCTTCCTCGCACTCCAAAGCACAGCCAAAATTTTCCGGTGGGAAATTCGGAAGATTCTTGATACAAACGTCATAAGGTGAAACACAGAAATTACGAGTTTTGGATGGATTAGTAATTTTTATTGCGGCAATTTGGCAAATATTAACATAATTTGTAGTGGTAGTACTTGTTTTAAGAACAAGAATAGCAGGAGTATTCGCGTATTTTATAATTTGGACAGGTTTTCCAGTAACTGAATTATCGGGCGATACGAAAACTTCGATTCTAAGGTCTGCGTCTTTGTAAAGGGCAATGTCAACTAAACACTCGACAATTGACGCGATTGAATTCTTACATAAACATGTATCTGATACTCCAGGAGGTCCCTGATCTCCTTTGGGTCCCTGATCTCCTTTGTCTCCCTTATCTCCTTTGTCTCCCTTATCTCCTTTGTCTCCCTTATCTCCTTTGTCTCCCTTATCTCCTTTGTCTCCCTTATCTCCTTTGGGTCCAGGAAGACATTGACATATGATTCGTTCACACGTAGACTTTGGTTCACAGTTGACCCCAAAGTATCTCGATTTTCTTGACGGCATTTTTTTTAATAGATCATTAAAAAAAATCGTAGACACATATCGCAATCTTTGGAAATTTCTAAATTTAGAATCATCGGAGTTTTTTAACAGTTATTAAGTTCGGTTCTCCTTTAATGGATCGTCTGTTTCTCTTCTAACAGACAAAATGACAACTGGATTCCGAAATTCTCTCTTAATTAAGTTGCCGCTCAAGGAGTTGATTAAGAGAGAAAATTTTGAAATACTCTTAAAATGGAGCCATATCTACCTCCAGAAATTATCTGTGATATCCTTTCTCGTCCGATAGATAGTCGAACCTTGAGAAATGTCATGTTATCGTCAGCATATCTTCAAGAGTTGGCTCATCAGTGTGTTACTCATATCATCCTGTCGGCCGATGAAGAAGTCTCCGTTAAAGCTATCTCCCCGTTTCGACGTCTCTCGTCTCTGGAACATGGTACTATTTTAATTTCCTCTCCTGAGAATGTGTCTCAACTTCCTCGAACTCTTCGCGAGGCCTCCTTTTTAATAACGTATACGTCTGATATTGAGGAAGTCGGAAGACTTCTTTGTCAGATCGTTCAACATTACGGATTCGACTTTTTTCAGGTTGATTTTATGTTCCACTTTGGAGATTCATACTTTCTGTTGAGTTGGGGAATCTTTGAATTTGAACAGGGGACCTCGGAGTACAATTTCTCGATTCTTCTTCCTCTTCTCCGCTGTTTGGCGGAGTTTGGTGCCTTACGAGGTCTGGTTCTCAATCAAGCCATCGACAATGACGTTATCTCATTTCTGTTGACAGTTCCGGAGTTGGATACGATCATTCTTCAAACTCTCTCGGAAGAATATATCAACGGTAATCTCATTATTGGTGGACTTAGTTCCCTGTTATCACAGAATAAAATACGTGTTCTCGAGGAGATTGTCATTGGTTTCGCTCCCGCAATTCAAGATAATACGACTCTCTTAGGAAATATTCACTCATCAAGTTTATGTATTGCCAATCTTCCCGTTGATCCGAACTTTATCGAAGATGTTATGCAAAACAATCCTAACCTTGAACTTCTTGGAGTGTTTATCGGATCTCCCTATTATGATCATCATGAACTTCTTCGACACCTCATGATGATCGACTCTCTTTTAAAACGGTATCCCCGACTAACCTTAGTTTTATGGCAGTCTCCTCTTCGCTCTGAGCGACAGTGGACCTCCCAGTTATATTATGAACTTCTTCATCGAAATGGAAATGAGATGCGGATTAAGCTTAAATATTTTCCCTATGACTAAAAATGACCTCATGTTCTCTTCGCGTTAATGATCCCCGAATGAAAGAGGGCTACCATCCAACTTTCTGGGAACAAGTCCGTCTCTTCGTTCTCGGAATCTGGAATCCCCGAAAACTCAAAGGTATCATTCGAGGCATGCGTTATGTCTCTCGAGAAGCAAAAAAGGGTCCAAAAGTTGGTTCACCTTTTCTCGATGGTCCTGTCTACACTCTTGAGGGAACGAAAACCTACCTCTCCTTCTTTCTTAAAGGACGTCCTCTCGTCTTGAACTTTGGTAGTTACACTTGACCTCCATTTCGTGAGAAAGTTTCCCTCCTTCAACAGTTAGAAGCAAAGTATGAAGGACGAGTTGACTTTCTCACCATCTATGTCCGTGAGGCTCATCCCCGCAATGAGTGGCGATGGGCTCGAGATCCCGTCTCCTCCTCCATTCGTCAACCTTCGACTCTTTTTGAGAGAATTCGCGTCGCTCTCCAATTTTCCCATGACACACAGTTTTCCAGTCCTCTCGTTGTCGACGGTATCGAGAATTCTCTCGAACACCTGTATAAAGCCTGGCCTGAACGTCTCTATGTTATTGACCAAGGTAAAATCGTCTATTCAGGAGGCCCCGGACCCTTCGGTTATATTCCCGAAGAAGTCGACCGCTTTCTCACCACCTATCTTTCCCCCAACCCGTGAGAAGAATCCCGGAAGAACCCATGAAATTAGGCAAGTCAATCGTATTAACGAACTTGCCTGATTGATAACGTTTCTTCCGTCTCTTTTCTCTCCGGTTTTGGATTTCCATTGGACACGAAGAAACAGTGTCCAATGGATTGTCTTCTTCCTTCAAGCCTTATAGAAATGATGTCCCATCGAAAAGACCATTCTCGGAAACAAGATGTTCATTCGTTAAGAGTGTTTGATAATTACACTCTTGGAAAAGATCTAAATGGAAATCCGAGATAAGTCAACTTGATCCAAATAATATTGTTAAACGGGCGATAATAGGCAAAAATGGCCCCTGTCATATCTTTACACATCGGACCACGAACGGATGATTTTAATAAGATGTTCCCGACAGACGGAGGACAGGAGACGGTTGACTCGCCCAAACAAAAAAGATCTCTCGGTGGGAGAAAACGACAAATCAGGACGACGTTTGAGATAGAAGATCATAGAGGTCGACAGTCCACTCTTCGAAATCGGAATCTCGAATCTGAAAAAGAAGCGTCAAGATATCTGTAGAAGTTGATTGATGCGATAACTGGTAAACAAGAAAGAGAAGTCGACTGAGATAGTACTCGTCCTCCAAATCGAAAACGACTGGAAGAGTCTTAAGTTTAAACTGGGGAGCGTGCGAGTTAAGATATTCCTGAACGACTTGCTTTATCGAAGCTTTCATCGGGAGAGATTCTTTCAACGTCATCCAGTAGACAAGACGACAATACACATCAAAGATGAGAACCGTGACGATAGAAAGAAAACCCTCACTCCGAACCAGTTTGAAGTAGTACCTCCGTCGAGGAAGTAATGCTATCGTCGATAAAATATCATCTGGAACAGTTGAGTAGAAATTCACCGCAACTCGTTCTGGATAAATAAGAAGATACAGCCCCTTCGAAAGATAGGCTCCTCGTGAGAGAGAAAACATTAGACTGTCAAGATGAGACTCAAGACAATAATCCATCCAAATATAACATCTTACTTATAACGAATAAAAACTGATCTCGAAGTCTTTGATACAGTTTTTGAAACTAAATGTTAGAATCCGAGTCAACATCTCTTTCCTTCTCGTCGGAAGAAGATGAGGAAGAGGAGCAGACGAAGATTTGCAAGTGGAGTCTGTTTGTCATGGTCTTTGCGTGTTTCGTCTATATCAGTCTTCTCATTACATCTTTGTTAGTCGGCAATTCTCAGATTCTTTTTATTTTGACTTATTGTGTTACGGTAATTGTTATTTGCACCAGTCTTCTGTTTCCGTTTCTTCTTCTATCTTCCTGTCGGTCGGAGGAAAATAAGCCCATTTCTTCATATACAAATTCTCCAAACTATGGAACTCCAAATGAACCATTTCTTCCCGGAAGTACCGATCTTTAATGTTTTCCAATGTTAATCTGTTATTATTCGACCGAATAATAACAGAACGTTTAACTCGAATCGAAGAGAATCTGCATATCTTTCAGATCAAGGAGATTCAAGATATCGTTAACAGGTCGTACGATCTTCTTAACTTTATCAAGAAGAGAGGAATTTAACTTGACATCTTTAAACTGGGGCAGGTCAAGAAGAGAGACAAGATCCGCCACCCGACCCCGAACTGACATTATATCTGTCTTCTCCTCCAAGTAAATCTTTCTCTCTCTCAGAGCCTCTCCCAGCGCTTTGAAGACTCGGGCATCGTCAGACTTCATGGCAAGTTCTTTAAGTTCGGTCGGATCTGAAATGAAACGGTCTGTCATTGACACAATCTCTGGATGTTCCTCGACTCTGGTTTCGTTACACATCTCATTCATCACCTCCTGCGTGTTTTCGATAACACTTGTCATGACTTCCATTATCGATTTGTCACCAATCTTAATCTGTTTCAAGATCGTCGGAAAGATGTTCTGCGTCTGTGTGTCCTTATCAGAACTTCTGTCGTCGTTCGACATCTCGCCTTTTAATATCTTTTATTATTATTTAATTCTTTTTTTGGATAGAAGTTTCCGTTGTTTTTGATCCAACGGAACATCTTTTTTTCCGAAAGTTAAAAACGCGTCCTCATGGATGAGTGTTTATATGACGCACTCTGTTTATCTCTTAATCCAAAGATATCAGAGTCTTGTCGGGAGTGTGGTTTGAGTTCAGACGTGGCCAAAGATTACTGTCGAGAGTGCGCTCGGATGCTCAACCGGTGCTACTATTGTTCAAAGAATCTGTCAGAAATCACTGAACACTTGATCGAAGAACTTGAGTCTCTTGTTAAGGAGACCCGGAAAGGAAAGTTCTTTTCCCATTTAACCGAGGGCTTTCATCAGATGATTGAGGAAGTTAATCATGGGCGATGGAGAACTCGCCGTGAGATCTATGATCAATGTCGTCGTCGTTCTCTCATTCTAACCTAACTTTTCTATTTATCTTTGACGGATAAAGAGAAAAGTCCAACAACTTAGAGAAGAGTGCAACCGGAAATCCGCTCGAACGTCTTCCTGTTCTTAACCGAAGAGTCTTTTCGAGTTAAGAGGTGAGCCCGAATGGCTCTCGAAAAGACCTCATCAACACCAACTCCCGTATAAGAACTACACCACATATGTCCCGCCAATTGAAGACTCTTCGACACCTTCTCCCCCTCCTTCAAGGAAAGAGGCTGATACCCTCGATTTTGGAGTCGTCGACACATCTCAAGATCGTCAATCAAGTCCATCTTTGTCCCAACCAACAAAATCGGAACCTGCGGACAGTAGTATCTCAGTTCTGGAACCCACTTCAATCTCACATGAGCCAAGGATGGCGGGGAAACAACAGAATAACACAGTATAAACACATCCGTCTGAGGATAACTTAGAGGTCTCAAACGATCATAGTCATCTTGTCCAGCGGTGTCCCAAAGACTCAACTGGATTACCTGATTATCTATCGTCGTCATCACAGAAAGATTATCAAAGATCGTCGGAACATATTCCGATGTAAACGTGTGCTGAGTATATGCATAGAGAAGACTTGTCTTTCCCACAGCTCCATCACCCACAACCACACATTTCACCAACAGAGCTGTCATTTTCTCTAACTTTTCCGTCCAAGTTTCTTTTCCTTTCTTCTTCAAATATTGAGATGTTAGATGTTAGGAATTCGAAAGAGATGAAGATTTCAACTCTTTCCGACAGACGGGACATGTCGCATTCGTCTTCAACCAGGTCAAAATACAATCCCCATGATAAACATGAGAACAAGGAATCCGAATTAAAACATCACCATTCGTAAACTCGGATAGACAGATGGGACATGAGATGACGTCAGTTAATTCCTTCGTATATGTTTCTCGAGGAAGTTGATCAAGATAGTCTTGCGAAAGACCTCGCCGAACCGGCGCGTTCAACTCATCAAGAAGACATAACTCCTCATAGGAAAGATTGTTCCCTGCCATCAACCGAAGCGCCAACAGGGGATTCTGACTCGCAACACTCCCCTCTTGAGGAACTTCTCCTGGCACCTCCACGTCCGGAAGATTCGCCGGATTTCCATGAAATGAGATGGGAACGTTAACATCATTCAGAACCTGTGATAAGTGAGACAGCAGTGTGTTAAATCTCTGAAAAACATCGGGAACATCTTGTTCCTCAGAAAAAGACGACTCTCCTCCAGAGGGAAAAGGACTCCCCGAGTAAAAATAAGCATCCGCGAGAATCGGAATAACACGAACACTCCCTGGAGAAGAGTTATTCTGGCGATTCTCTCCCAAATCGAGATATTCTTCAAATTGGAGTCTTCGTGCAAGCTCTTCATCATTTTCAAATGAATTCTCGGCCATCCTTTTTAAAAAGGCCGTATTGTTTTTATACTCATCTCAATAATATTTCTGTAATAAAATTTAGTTAGGTTCCCTTTTCTTGTCAAACGTCAATCGACGAAATTTGTAACATCTTCTCGACGTCAAGTTTACCCGGAAAATGTCAATTTGACATTACCCTTCGCCAGTTTCGAAAAATCACGTTTCCCGATTGTTAGAGTCATCTCCTCGATTCTCTTTTCCTATTATTTATTGGCGGAACCAATAAATAATACCTTAAGATTCTCTTTAGAAAGAGTCGTTCGATGGCCGCCACGCCCGAAAGACCGTAAGAGTGAGACCGAATCCAGTTCCGAAAAAAGAGAGTTCCCTCGGCGACATTAAGAGAGGTCAGAATAATCTTCTGGAAGACATCATCTCCGGGAGCGGTAAACTGGTGCACAATCTCTCCGGTCTTGGCATGAAAGATTGTAATGATACCTGCAGTCGTCGCATGATAAAGAAGTCCATTTGCCACGGTCATTCCCACCACGGAACCTCCCGGAATCCCAAGTTTCTTCCAGAGAATGGTCCCCGTCGCGGCATCGAGAGCATAGACATCACTTAAAGCACCGACAGCTCCAATCGTAATCTCATCCGGAATCGAAACCTCTGGCGGAATGGGACGATGTCCCGTCACATAGAAAATCCCCTCCGCATACGCATTCTGAGCATTACACCCTTTAAACCCACCAATTTGTGGATTTACCGGAACAATGAACTGACTCCATAGAATCTCTCCCGTCTTCCGATTTAGACCATACGCGTATCCCTTCTTATCTGAGACCAGGATAAGTTTAAGTTGTCGACACGTAACCACACTCTTCTCTCCTTGTCGTTTCATCGTCGGAGCGAGAATATCAGCCACAATCGGTGTTGATAGAACATCAAAGTCAGCACCTTTCTCTTCAAAGTTAAAGACATCTCCAGTTGTAAACTGCCGACTCCACACAAGTTCCCCATTTGGATTTGTCGTGTCATATCGAAGTGCCAAAACGGAGTCACTGTAAGGTGACGACGGCTTACTTGAATCATAGTTTTGTCCCGTTCCAATAAAAACCAGTTTTCTCTTCGTATCAAAGGAAAATCCTGTCGATACTCCAGATCCCGCTGCATATCCTTCTGGCGCCGTAACGAACCTCCACCGTATCTCTCCCGTCCTTGCATCAAGAGCCACCACAGCTCCTCGTGTCGTATAGGGAGGAGGAATTAGCGATACAACAACACTATCAATCGGTACAAGTAAAAGATCCTCAACAAGTCCAGGATACCCCAAAATCAAAGCAAAGGGCTGTGTATCAACCGTCGTCTTCCAAGCCACACTTCCATCTTCCATTCGAAGAGCATACATCTGTGGATTCGTCTCGTTAAACGAGGACGCAAAGTAGACCAAACCATGTTTTCGGGAAACCACCGGCTGTGTCACCGAAATGACTCTTCCAGCCTCCTCGGTTTGACGTTGCCAGAGAATGTGTCCCGTCTTCCGATCGACCGCATAAAATGTTGCCGGTAAAGGATCCACAATCGAATAGTTGGCCGGAAAATACACAACTCCATCCGCAATTGAGCCAGATCCAACGGAGGTCCGATTCGGAAACTCAATCTTCCACTTCTCTCTCAGAGAAGCAACGTTTTTCCTACTTATTTTCTTCTCATCCGAATTATGTCGAGACGCCTCCACATCCCATCCAAACTGGGTCCACTGACTCCGAGCACATGCCATTTTCTCTTTGGAAAGATTATTTTCTCAAGTTTTCCCCCTCTCTCTTTTTAACTTTAAGAAATAAAGAAGAAAAACTCTTTTTTTCCGTCTCCGTCTCAGTCTTCTTGAAATATATCATCGAGACTTAGAATTGATTCTGAAACCTCTATTCTCATTCTCATTATTAAGTACTATGATTTCAATCCGAGATCTCCATTCAAGTGATTATGAGAAAGGTTACTGTGACCTTCTGTCACAGTTAACCACGGTTGGCCCAATCTCAAAAGACGACTTCGATCAACAACTCAAAGCCATCCAACGTGCCGGAACCATCATTCGCGTCATCGAACGTGATAATAAGATCATTGGCACAGCAACACTCTTTCTTGAAGACAAGTTCATTCATCAGTGTGGAAGAGTCGGTCATATCGAAGATGTCGTCGTCCACTCTCAATACCGAAAACTTAATTATGGTCGAAAACTTATCGAAGACCTCGTCCAAATTGCCAAGGATAAAGGATGTTACAAAGTTATTCTCAACTGTTCGATCTGTAATCAACCCTTCTATGAAAAATGTGGATTCACTCTCAAAGGTATCGAAATGGCCCTCTACTTCAACTAACCTCTATACATAAACTCCTCTTCCCAGAAAACATTTCAACGCACCAATCTAAATCTTCACTTAAGTGTTGTATCATCACTAACACCAAATCCAAGACCAAGAAATTTCTGTGTTCCAAACAATTTAACCCAGTGAAAAACATCATCTCCACTGGAAAGAGAAATGATAAAAACAAGAATTGTGATTCGTTTCCGATGAACATCTTCAAGAGAGGAAAATGAACCTTCTTCTTCGACAGTTAAAGCATCATCTTAGCATCCTCTGTCCCCTCATTTTCGGTCAAGGAAATGAGTTGTGTTTCTCCGTCTCAAGCCCAACATCAGAGCTGAGCCGAACATATCTCGTTTTGAAATTTGTGGGAGACTTCTTGTGCGGAGCTCTTCTTACAATCACTCTCGGAATATCTCTGAACTTTTGGCTCTCTCGAAAATCCTCCTCCTTCTTTCGTCTTAACCGATTCGACGAGTCCGGTCTAAGATGGAAAATGCATCGCGGTCTGATTCAGTTGGTTATTATTCTTGGAACATTTGCAGGAAGTTTCCTCTCCTATGTTGACTACACGGACCATCCCTTTCTTCATCATTGTCGAATCTTTCTAATCGGAGGTGTCATGGGTTACTATTTAGCCTCAATTAAAAATTAATCCAAATCTTGTCGGGAAATCTAACATTTGATTCTTCTAACTCCAAGTTAAGTCCCTTTTATAATAGGAACTTTCGAATGTTAACATTACCTCCTGAACTGGCTTCTCGATTGTTTGATTATGTAACCGAATATAATGTCTTGACAACGTTACAGAAAACACAGGAACCGGTTTTACTCGAATGGATGTCAGCATTTGTTCGTCGAATCACTAACTCCAACGATCTCTTTAAGGAACATCCCGTATTCAGTGACATCTTACTTTCCTTTGACCATGTTGAAGAACTGGATCTGCCTATCCAAGTCTCGACAATTAAAACGTTAATCGATCTGGCCCGTCTTCCCCATCTCCGGAAGGCCTACTTCACCATTGACATACCCATTTTCACGCTGGATCAAGCCTTTAAAATCGCAATGAAGTTTGTCAAAACGTACTATTTATCAGGAATTCGGAAAGGAGAACGAATGTTTTCCTTCTACTTCCCATCCTGGGAACAGGTGATTCTCTTTGATCAAGGAGGATTTAAATTTCTCTCCCGCTGTATTCAAGACTCCCGCCGTGTCCTCCAATGTAACGTTAATATCTTGCATCTGATCTTTAAATACCAAATGTATGTCCCTTTACGTTCCATACACATTTCCAACCCCCTCCTCGTCGGATTTGTCATCTCTTTCGATTCCCCGGAACTCGAAGAGTATGAGTACTACATAAACACTCCCTACTCTCTCTCATCGTGTAGCTGCCTTCTTAAGAAGGCAAAGATTATTCGATCTCTCTACCGACTTTCGTCAGATCCATTTCTCCAAAAGTTTCTCCCAACATATTCCACAGATCTTCATCAGATGAGATCCTTATTCGAAAGAGTTCTTCCCGATATTCCTCATGTGGAAGTGTTCGATGTTCCCATCGACCAACGTCTTCTCCCTCTTCTTCAGCAATACTGTCCTCGCTTGAAACAAGTAACACTTCTCGACGGTGATCAGATACAATATCTTACTCTTTAATCAATGAGTGATGTTGTTTTCCTTTCGAAAGGAAAACAACATCAAGATACATCTAAAAACCTCACGGTAAAAGAGACGCCTGTTGCAAAATAACAAGAGCGAAAGTTTGAATCTGTTGTGTCTGGGAAATAATCTGTTGACTTTTCATGATAAGTGTTGATTGTGTTGCCCCCGCCACAAGAAGAGCCTGTTGCTGAACAATAAGCATCTGAAGTTGCATCTGTTGTGTTAGATGTATAATTTGTTGACAGCCAAATGTAAGTTTCGACCGGACAATCTCCACCTTCATGTTCGAAACATGCTGAATAATCTCTTGACTTAGACGCTGCGATTGAGAAACCGCCCCCATCAACGGCTCTTTCACCATCTCGGGTACCCCTAAAGCCTGTTGACCAATGTCACTTAACAGTCCCTGTATCTGTTGCACCCCTAATAAAATCTGTTGACAGGTCTCCCGAATACTATCAACCGGTCCCGATCCCCCGGTTGGTCCTGAAATGGGTCCCGATCCCCCGGTTGGGCCTGAAATGGGTCCCGATCCCCCGGTTGGGCCTGAAATGGGTCCCGATCCCCCCGTCGGTCCTGAAATGGGTCCCGATCCCCCGGTTGGTCCTGAAATGGGTCCCGATCCCCCCGTCGGTCCTGAAATGGGTCCCGATCC